CACCTGAGTCAATAACTCTAATGGACTGCCCCTGTGAGCCAGATGGCAAAGTGATGTCAACGGTGTTGGATGTTGTATTGACGAACACTCTAAGATTGTTGTCGCCTGAAAGCGTCACATTTGCCGAGGCGTTTGAATCCACCCACGCGCTAACACTAGCGCCCGAGCCCGACGATTGAACTATTGAGCCAAGAATTGACATGCTAGATCATCTCCGCGTTTAAGCTAGTAGAGCCGCCCACAGAAGATACAGTCAATCTGACCTGCATCCCTGCCTTCGTGTTCAAGTAAAATTGATCAGCAAGGGTAAAAGCTCCCGAACTATCGGCCACCCAAGTTGACGAACCGTTGAAATTAATTTCAAGTGTTGCAGTTGCACCGTCAAAAGTTCCGTATACTCTGAGGAGACGAAAGCCACCGTCCCCGATAGAAACCTCAGTTCCGGATCCGTTTGCGGTTTGACTCGATAATAGTGTTTCCATTTGGTTATTTTCCTCTGGTTTTGGTCAACGTCAAGTGATAGTACCTTTTTTGATCAAGATCTTTTGTCTTGGCCAAGTAGTTTTCTTACTGCCTAGTGTGATCTGAATCTCAACCCATGCCTCACGAGCCGTCAGCGGTGAGGTGGTGGCGTTAGGAACCTCGATCACGACAAGGCCGTTAGTCCAATCGGCTCCAGTTGTGCCACTAGAACAAGCGACAGCATCAACGATGGTTGAGGGTGCGTTCTGATCATCGCTCACGACAGAAGCTAGGATTTCGGATGCTGTGCTCACGTTGTAAGCCGCCCCGTCTTTTTTAAGCGTGATGGAAATATTCCAATCGTCGCCAGTGAATACTTCTAAGGGCATTGAATGACCGCCGTTAATGTTGTGATGGATGAGGCCGTGATAGCAGTCTCATTGTTGCTAAATATTGAGCTTGTGATGTTGCTTTGCGCTGTTTCGCTTGTGTTGTTTGCCGTCAGCGCCTCGATGGTGCTCGCAAGGTTTAAACCTAGCCTCTGTGTTCTCGCCAATGCTGAATTCATGTGAACCTGGGCAGTGCTACCGCTTGGCGCTGTGCTCATTGCTATAAGTGTATCGCTAGCGGTCATAAGGTCTTGGCCCATACTGCGTCAGCGTTTTGTGTTGCAGTGGGGACCGTTGTTGGTATGGAGTCAACGCTGATTTGAGTAGCTCGACTGCTGACCGTTGAATCCAAGTTCAAGTCAACAGTGACTTTAACAGAATCAATAGCAGTTCCTATAGAATCAATCGAAGTGACGAGAACTTTCTCTCTCCAAACAACGTCAACGCCACCACCGCCGCTAGTTGGGTTCTTCACTGGGTAAGCTCCATCAGCTCTATGGATTCTTGCGTTGTCATTTTGGACCGCCAGTGAGCCTGAACTGTTATCGAAGAATATATTTAGGGTTGAGCTGTTTATTAGGTAATTAGCAACGTCTTGAGCTGTGACCGCGCCGAAGAATTCAGATATTCCCTGACTCAAGAAAAGATTATAACTCCACCAAGCGTAAAAATCTATCCCCCTCCAGTTGGCACCGACGGTTATATCGACCTCATCGTTTACATAGTCAGCTGAAAAGCCTGTAGCCGCTGAGCCGTCAACGCCATTTGAATCATAGACACTGTCGGCTAATTGAGCAGCTAAGGCAGAAATACCCGCTGAATTGGCCAAGACACTTACGGAATATGGAAGCTTTGCGTTTACGCCTGTAACTAGAGTTAATCTTGCCCTTATAGCATCCCCCGCTGTTGCCGCCCCATTTTCGTTGTATGTGGCTGTGTAGCTAGTGCTTGCGACTATTGCGTTGTGAATCTCGGTCGAGGTCGTCACATTGTAAATTTGAAGCCTTGATCCTGCCACGATGCTAGTAATGGAGATAGTTCGGACTAGGTTAACCGTGATACTCGGACCCGTATTGGTAGCAACGCTAGAGGTAGAGTCCAGATTTAAAACCACGGCTCCTCCGCTTGAATTTGTGACCGCATCAAGGCTAGTGTTGACTAGGGTATAAGTTCCTGCAACGGTAAAATCAAAGGCTCCAGTGTGAGTCACGTTCGTTATAGTCGTGGACGCACCAGAAGAATAGATCACATCACAGTCGAATGCTCCACCCAGTAATATGGAACCTGAACTAATAGATACCGTTCCTTCCGTCTCCATACCTCCTGTAAAGGAAGATGACTTTGCCGTCATAGTGGCACCATCAAAGGCAAATACAGAACTTGCTGCTGCATCAATTACTAAGTTATAAGTTCCTGCATTAATAGTGTCGCCACTAATAATCAATAACTCATCTGTTTTTATGTTTGCAGCAAGGCTCAAGTAATGCTGAACATAATCATAAAATTCATAAGATGTTTCTAACGTGGTATATAAATCTACAGTTGTTTCGTTTGCTTCGGTTATACCTGTGTTACTAACCAATACAGTTGTTTGAGAGCTTCTTTCGTCCCAAGAAACAACTAATGTATTTTCTGTTTTTCCATATTTACGAACGCGGTACGTAAAAGGGGAAAAGTCAGTAGTAGATACTTCCTTTACTCTAGCCGTAGGTACTAATCCGCTTTCGCCTGTTATGTGTGGATTTTCGTATTTCCCAGATGCATTTGAACTAATAGCTAATTGTCTAGTAGGTCTTCCATTAGATTCCACCCCAACCATCCACGCGGGGTCGTTGTTATTATCCCACAGTCCGATTGTTGCATCCGCTATCGGAGTTGTATCCGTACTTTCAATCTTTAGATCAACAGTTGCTCCCAAATGAAACCCCGCTCCTGATGGAGTACCAACATACCAAAGTGATGCATCCGCTATCGTTGCATACCCTCCGTACTTAGCATTCCAGAAATATGTACCTTCTGTGGTTGTCGTTTTCCAGACCCAAAAAGGCTTTGAAAACAGTGAGTCAGCAGGAATCCCCTCAAAACTACTGTCGAAATAATGTCTATCACCTGCTCCACCATCACCATTGATGATCAAAGAGTTTTCTATAAAAGCATTTCCTATTGATACTGGAGGTGTTGCTGACTTTGTCCAAAAAGGCTTGCCATGAAAATTAGTCCTTAGGAATGTATCTTGACTTCTAGTCACTACGTATAGATTTCTGATTATCGCGTCAATGAATGTCATACCATCCCCAGATCCTGAGGAATTGAATCTAAGATTACCTAATCCCACTTTTGCCTCCATCCTTCCGCCTATAATATTAAGCCGCCCAAGGATTGACTTTTCCTGGAAAGAAGCGGGATTAGAAAACTCAAAAATTAAAGAACCTCCATCCACCGCTTTGCCGCTTTTTAATCTCCTTCCGTGTTGCCATAAGCAACCAGCTGGGAATGTTATAGCTGCATTATTACTAGAAACAATAGCATCAGCTCTAACATCTGCCAAAGCACCACCAACGGCAAAAGAAGGTGTTACAGATAGATTGTAAACTCTACTTTGGGATGTCACTACATCTGTACTGGTTGTTGCGGTAATAAAATCAGCATAGTTATAAGTAATGGTAAAATTACTCGTAGCATCTGGGTTAATTTCCCAAGGAAAATCAATAGTTATGGTCGTACTAGTTGCTGCACTTATGTACTTAGCCTGACCTACCCCGGTGCCGCTTGTAATCCATACAAACCTACCCGTCCAAGTAGAGGAGAATCCCACCCCTGCGATGGTTGTGTTTGTCCCACCTGTAGCAGTCCCAGTTGCGAAACCACTATCGATTAACCCCGTTGCTGAAATTGACATATTATCCTGTTACTTGCCCAATTCTGGCTTTATAGTGAAATTCAATCACCTCTAGGCCGTTAAAATTATCTTCTGGGCTGGTCAATACTATCATGGGTTTATTTTCCTCTTGGTTTGGTCAATGTCAAGTCTCACTCATGCCAGAAAAGATTGATATTGCACCGCAATCCAGCCGATTGAGAAGTGACTACAAAAGCGTATTTTGTGGACGTATTCAATATTAGTCCTCTATCAGTAGTGATTGACCCCCCTTGATCCTCACCGCTAGAGACAAACCTTTCTTGTAGCACGGTCCCGCTCCCGGTTATCGTCACATCCCTAGAAATGCTGCCCGCTACTGGGGTGGTAGCGTTATCTTTTACCGATGACTCCGTGCTTGATGTCCGGTTTCTGTTGTATATAACCGCGCTCGCGCCTGAGTTTGAGGTCACAACGGGAGACTCTAAAAGCTTAAAGTCAAAAATATCGCTACCGCTTGCCTCAATAATAAGGTGCGGTACTTTCTCAGTGTCGCTTGATGTCTCGAAGTATATGCTGATCGAGCTACCAATGTTTAAAATTGCAGAGTTATTGAAAGCCATGAAAGACTTGCCCAGCTCGGTATTTTTATGACTCTCATCTACTGTTGTAAAGACATTATTGAACAGTTGATCGATAGTTGCCCTTGTGGTTGCGGCTTCGTCGTTGATCTCAGTCTTTACCTCTTGAACCGAAGCGTCGATGGTATCAAGTTTTGCTTGCTCTTCATCAGACTTTAGTATGGCATCCGCTTTGATTTGATCGCGCCACGCCTGAACGTCAAATACCGTGTTATCGGCCTTTAGTTCTGTTCCCACTTCTGGTATATAAAATTGTCTGTCAGGCATCGTCTGGTCTCATTACGTGGTTCATCATGCAACGGCAATTGATAATCTCTTTCTTAGCTGCTCCAAGTCCCCTATCCATTGGATACATCATCTTGTCACCACCCACCACAAAAGGCTGATCGCGCTCTTGTTTTTGATTGTCAGCTCTTCGGTGACTCTTTCTTGTTCGCTTGCCTGGTGAACTCATCCACATCTTAAGCATAGGAGGCAGATCAAGCTCATCGATTAACTCAGCTTGTGATCTATTCAAAGCATAGCCTACTTCTGTTCTAGCGATAGTCTGAGCCCTTGAGATACTTCTAACCTTTAGCTTGTCAACGATTGCCTTGGCCACTTCCATTTCTGGCAATCCTTCTTCACCTAGCCTTGTGATGATCTCGGCTGTCTCCTCTTTAGTAGTCTCAGCAATCGAGGTGCTTTGAGTCAGAGAGTAAAGATTAAAGACTCCTCGAAGCCTTACCCACGCCGCGCCGATGAAGCCCTTGGTCTCTAGCACGGGCTTGTAAGACTTCCCAAATGAGTCGTTAAGATAGTTAGTCATCGACTCGACAGAAAGAAAGTAGAGCCTGTCTAAAATTACTTGAAGATTAGCACGATGAGTATTAAGCCCAATATTAACCCGCTCAAGGCCACCATCAGCATAGTCTCTTCCGACTTGCGCAGACATGCGCGAGAATTCCGCGCGTAGTTTAGGAGTAAACGAGTTTTCAATTAGCACCCTCCGTCTATTTTGAATTCTGTATGCTTTACTTGTGCTCACAGGCTAGAAGCTCCATAGCTTTAGTCTCTGCTGCCATTCTTGGAAGTCCCGAGCGCATTAGAGCCTTGGCTACCTGCTCGATATCTTCCTCACCTGGTCCAAAGACATCTAGGCCAAGCGGGATCTTGTTAGCATCAATGAATATCTGATTAGCTTCAAGGTTCTCGTCTCGCTCGTATCCCAACACTTCCCGCTTTTCATTTGTAGTCAGTACGGTTGAGTCTAGTAGTATTTTAGTGTTGGCTGCTCTCGATGCTGATAAGGCGTTGATCTCAGAAGTCTCATAATATATTTCTACGTTATCGCCAAAGGTTGGAGCTAACCAACGATTCAGCTCATCGAAGTAAAGATCAACCAACGGCAAAACAGTATCATAATAAAAGGCTTCACGAGCCTCAGAATAATTTGCGAAGGTTTGAGAGCCCTCAATGCCTAGCAGTTGGGGAGGTATCTCAAAGGCCTCACAGATCTCTTGTTTGTTGTACTTGGATCCGTTGAGCCAATCAGCATCTTTAGGAGTCATGCTCATTTGAGTCCACTTGAGACCACCTCCTAAGAGCATCGTCTTGCCTGCGTTGTTGGAGCCTGATTGCTCCTCAGATAAATCTTTCTGTAACTCTTTTCTCTTTTTAGATTCTATTGGCTGATCAGTGCTCATCACTCCAGAGGGCCGACAATCATTTTTAAAAGTATTGTAGCGCCACTTGTTAGCCGCGTTGAGTTGATCGCCTGCACTAGCTCCCGCCTGCAAAGGTGATTGACCGTAAAAGAGGCACTCTGGGTCCGGATTGAAAGTCTTAAAGTGAAGCATCTCGCTTCGACCGTTAACATCGACGGGCCAATGATGATTGGTGTTCTGGACCCGATAAGCTCCAGGCATTCGGGGATTAAAAACAGATTTGCCGATTTCCATTTGGTACGGCTTCCAGTTCCAAAGCTCCTCGCCTAGTCTTTCCGTGAAAGAGTTCCCCGTCAGGAGATACCATGAGAACGCAGCACGTCTAAATTCAACGCCACCCTCATCAGGGTTTGGACGCTTGAGAATTGTTAAGAGTGGATGATCCTCAACGGGCTCACCGTTCACCCTAACGCGAGGAATGACCGAAGCCGCGCACTTTGCAATCTTATTTATTGCGCTAAAGATTGTGGAGTTTTGGCCGTAGCCTTCTTTTGCGTACTTCTCTATAGAGTCAAGAGAGTACTCATAATCTTTCATATTCTGAAAGTTAGCCTCGCCAACTGAGGACTTTCTTTCAAAATTAGGGACAATTTTATGCATAACGCTATTTTAGCCTAGAAGAACGCAATGGAAAGCTCACTCTCCTCTTTCAGTTCCAGACCTGCTAATTCTGTCAAGCCCCACACAAGAGCGTCAAGGCGGTTAGGGCTCTTTTCCCCTACCTTGCCTGTGTAACTGCACATCTCGTTTTCAAGCTCTGCAAAGTGTCCGACATGATGGACACGTCCAGCAGAGTAGAGTGATGCTATGGGCTCGGCTCTAGCAAGCTTGCCCTTTGAAGCGTGAACCAATTTGACAGGAACATTTTTCTTGTGAACCCTTATATTTATTGTCACCAGATCGCCGCCTTGGTTCTTCTCTGCGATAATATTCTCACACTTAAAATCGTTATAAGCTCCGACAGCAGTTGCCGCCCACTCTTCTGGCCCCATCAGATCAGACAAATCTTCTTGAAGATAGAAGTGACCATGGTAGTCTTCGGATACCACAACAATGCCGCACTCGTCTTGCCTACCTGTGTCCGCAACGGATGGATCGACCGCCACAATGATGCGCTTCATTTCGGGCAGCTCATCGACCCTGTAAGGGCTTATCATCGTTAGCATCTTCCAAAGTGAAAATGGGTTTTCTTTAATTGGGAGCCCTAAATAAATGTGGTCATATCGAGCGGGGTTTGTGTTCTCTATTTGCTTGGCCTTCTTGGTGAAAGAAGGATGAAG